ATTAAGGATGGTAACTACGCTATCACTGCCAACTCTTGTTTGTGGGATAGAAGTATAAAGGGTGCGTTCCCTGCTCTTGTTGAGAAGATGATTGAAGAACGTAAGCTGTATAAGAAGAAGATGATTGCTGCCAAGAAGGCATATGAAAAAGAACCTACTCAGAAGTTATACAATGAGATTGCTCGTTGTAATAATATGCAGCTGGCTCGTAAAATCCTACTAAACTCTCTCTATGGTGCTTTGGGTAATAAATACTTCAGATACTTCTCTATTGATTTTGCTGAAGCTATTACATTGACTGGCCAGTTTGTTATTCGTTGGATTGAAGGCAACCTTAATGAATATCTCAATGGTGTACTAAAGACGGGCAATAAGGATTATATTATTGCTGTAGATACGGATTCTAACTATGTTAATCTTGGTCCTCTGGTTAAGAAGGTTGCTCCTGAAAAGAGCATAGAAGAAACTGTTGACTTTGTTGATAAGATTTGCGAGAAGAAACTTGAACCTTATATTGATGAGTGCTTCCAAGAGTTAGCCAACCACACTAATGCTTACACTAACTTTATGAAGATGAAGCGTGAGTCTATTGCTAACAAAGGTATCTGGACTGCTAAGAAGCGTTACATCCTAAATGTTTATGATAATGAAGGTGTGCGTTACAGTGAGCCACATCTTAAGATGATGGGTATTGAAGCTGTTAAGTCTTCAACACCTGCTGCTTGTCGTGAGTATATCACTGATGCTCTAAAGCTTATTATGAAAACAGATGAACAAACAGTACAAAAGTATATTGCTAATCTGCGTATCAAGTTTAGAGAGCTACCATTCCAAGACATAGCATTCCCAAGAGGATGCCGTGGTCTCGGTTATGGTAAAGAAGGTTATGGTGATAAGAACACTATCTATAAAGCTGGCACTCCTATACATGTTCGCGGAGCTTTACTATACAACCATCTACTAAGTAGCTATGATCTAACTAATAAGTATCCGCTAATTCAAGAAGGTGAGAAGGTTAAGTTCTGTTATCTGAAGACACCTAACTCTTTAAGAGAAAACATTATATCTGTTCCAGGCATACTTCCTAAAGAGTTTAATCTTGACAGTTATATTGATTATGATTTACAGTTTGATAAGTCATTCCTTGATCCTCTCAGCATTATCTTAGATGTTATCGGTTGGTCACCAGAGAAACGCGCAACATTAGAAGGATTCTTCTCATGAATAAAGTAGTAGTGGAGGTAGATGATTTTGATTTTGGTTTTACAGCAACAACATCTGATCAAATCGTTGCTCCTGTCGTACAAGACTTGCAGGTTAAGCAGCAGTCTATAGATGAAGCTGAACAAGTATTCAGCAACACACTAGAAGAACATCAGAAAAGGATAGACAATCTACTAAAGGCTATCACTCCCTTGCTTAATAATCTTGCTAAGGATGCTGACACTAAAGAGTATATCCACTGGCCAAATCGTAGAGCGAAGATTGAGGAGTTCAGAATAAAATTAAACAACATTGCTGGAAAATAGATTGACTTATTTAGAAATTAGAGTATTATAGTTGATGAGTGTATAAGGAGATATTATGAGCATTTTACAAAAACTAATGAAGACTTCAACGATTAAGGATTCAGATATTCTTTCTGATTCTAAGTTGTTTGGAAAAGAGGATATGGTTCCCACAGCAGTGCCGATGCTTAATGTAGCATTGTCAGGTCGTCTTGATGGTGGATTAGTTCCTGGTATTACAATGTTTGCGGGACCAAGCAAGCACTTTAAGACTGCGTTCTCGCTTATGATGGTCAAGGCATATATGGACAAGTATCCTGATGCCGCACTGTTGTTCTATGACTCAGAGTTTGGTGCGCCTCAAGCATATTTTAAGACGTTTGGTATTGACACTGCACGTGTACTACATACGCCTGTTACTGATATTGAACAACTTAAGTTTGATATAACAGCACAATTAGACAGCATCAATCGTGGTGATAAAGTTATTGTTGTTATTGACTCTGTAGGTAATCTTGCTTCTAAGAAGGAAGCTCAAGATGCTCTTGATGGTAAGAGCGTTGATGATATGACTCGCGCCAAGAAGTTGAAGTCCTTGTTCCGTATCGTTACACCGCATCTAAAGCTAAAAAACATTCCACTTATTGTTGTTAATCACACGTACATGGAAATTGGTATGTTCCCCAAGGCTATCGTCGGTGGTGGTACTGGTGCATATTACTCTGCTGATAACATCTATATCATTGGTCGTCAGCAGGAAAAAGATAATAAAGAAGATGCTAAAGAGGTAACTGGTTACAGCTTTATCATTAACGTTGAGAAGTCTCGCTTCCTTAAGGAAAAGTCTAAGATCCCGATTGAGGTTTCGTTTGATGGTGGTATTAGTCCTTGGTCTGGTTTGCTTGATGTAGCACTAGAGTCTGGTCATGTTATCAAGCCAAAGAATGGTTGGTATCAAAAGGTTGATATGGAAACTGGTGAGATTGCTGAAAAGAATTATCGCCAAGATGATACTTACACCAAGGACTTCTGGCTACCTATTCTTAAATCTAAGACGTTCAGAACCTTTATTGAAAATAAATACATGATGGCGACTGGTAGCATCATGTCTGATCAAGAACTTAACGACATCTATGGCGAGGACTAATGCTAGAAGAAATCATCTTTTCTCACTTGCTCTTCAACGAAGAGTATAGTAGGAAGGTTATTCCGTTTCTTAAGAATGAATACTTTCAAACTAGAACTAATAAAATTCTATTTGAATTGATTGACGGTTATATTAAGACCTATAACGTTGTTCCTTCTAAAGAGGCACTCAACACAAAGCTTCAGTCTCTTGATAACATCTCAGAAGATGACTTCAAGAGTTGCGGTGAACTTATCACTAAGCTAGAGGCTGATCTTAAAACATCTGTTGATTGGTTGTGTGATCAGACTGAGAAGTTCTGCCAAGAGAAGGCTGTCTACAACGCTATCATGGATTCAATCAAGATCATTGATAAGAAAGATAAGAAGCGAGGCGCTGGATCTATTCCTGAAATTCTTACTGAAGCTCTTTCCGTTTCTTTTGATACTAATATTGGCCATGACTTTATTGAAGATGCTGATAGTCGTTATGACTATTATCATGTGAGAGAAGAAAAGCTTCAGTTTGATCTAGAATACTTCAATAAGATTACTAAGGGTGGTCTATCAAAGAAAACTCTTAATATCATTCTAGCATCTACTGGTGTTGGTAAGACGATGTTCATGACACACTGTGCTGCTCATCATCTTACACTAGGTAAGAATGTTCTTTATCTAACTATGGAAATGTCGGAAGAACGTATTGCTGAACGTATTGATGCAAATCTTATGGATGTTACCATTGATGACTTAAAGGAACTGCCTAAAGATGCTTATGATAAGAAGATGGTACGCATTAAGGGTGGCACTAAGGGTAAGCTTATTGTAAAAGAATATCCTACAGCTGCTGCTGGCTCTGCGCACTTCCGCCATCTACTACAAGAGCTACGCATTAAGAAGTCATTCAAGCCTGATGTAATCTATATTGATTATCTGAACATATGCTCTTCTGCTCGTATGAAGATGGGCGGTGCAGTTAACAGCTACATGTATGTTAAAGCTATCGCTGAAGAGCTACGTGGTCTTGCTGTTGAGTTTGATGTTCCTATCATATCAGCTACGCAAAGTAATCGCGATGCCTATAACTCTTCAGACGTTGGTCTTGATAACACCTCTGAATCGTTTGCTCTACCTGCCACTGCTGACTTTATGTTTGCTCTAATTTCTACAGAAGACTTAGAGGGTTTGAATCAGATTCTAGTTAAGCAGCTTAAGAATCGTTATGATGATCCCTCTAGCAATCGTAAGTTTGTCATTGGTGTTAACAAAGCCAAGATGAAGTTTTATGATGTTGAACAATCAGCCCAAAAGGATATCCTAGATGGACCCAAGACAAAGCATAGTGACAAGCCTGTTATGGACAATTCGTCGTTTGGTGAACGCTATGATGAAGAACAAAAAATGAGGTTTGTTACTAAGAAGGTTGGTCGTAAGGATTTTTCTGGAGTTAAGTTTTCATGATGTATAAGATTAAGACGTTTGGTAATGAGTTTGCTATTCTAGAAATTAAAAGTAATATGATTATCTTTAAGAGCATGAATGAAGTTTTAGTGAAAAGACTATGTAAGAGTTTGAATGGTGGTTCTGGATTTTTTGGACACACTCCACGCTTCTTTAGTCTGCTGTATACTCAAGTAGCATGATTGTAGTCTTTGACACAGCAGTTAATGGGAAAAGCAAGGAGGAGCTTGAGAGAGCTTGTTACTTCTTTGCTACTCAGCTGCTGACTGACGAAGAAATTGATCAGTTAAATATTGAGATTGCGTTAAAGAAGAAGTTAGATAGCAGTGCACTAGGTTACTGCGAATCATTAGATGAAGGCACTAATCAAAGAAACTTTAGAATAGAATTACAAAGAGGTCTTACCTCTGAAGTTCTATCATCACTCGCGCATGAGATGGTGCATCTAAAGCAGTATGTTCGTAATGAATTACAAGAGAGTGATAACTATCATAAGAGTCAGTGGCATGGAACATTAATTGCTGATAGAGATGAAGATTATTATGATCATCCATGGGAGATAGAAGCCTATGGTCGTGAGGTTGGGTTAAGATACAAATATCATAGAACCTTTCCTGATAGAGTAGCAGGGGAAGTTATCTAGGAGGGGTGCCCGAGTGGCTAAAGGGGACGGACTGTAAATCCGTTGGTTACACCTACGCTGGTTCGAATCCAGCCCCCTCCACCACAACCCATTGATTTTGTTATATAAAAAATAATGCTTGACTTTTATCGAAAAAGGGCGCATAATGGTTGTTGAAAATAATGAAGGAAGCTTAATTTTGGAAAAGATTCACTATATCAATCAATTAAAAGCCATTAAATCAGAAGCCTTAAAAATAGGGATAGATTGGCCGACCCAAAACCCCTCAGAAGCCACTAGGGAAGAACTTAGAGACTTTCTGAAAGAGGTCACGGAAGCCATCACAGAAAGTAAAAATGATTAAATTTCCTTACATATTTAAATTACACCCATTAGCGGTTTACACTGTAATTCGCACGATAGGTATGGTTATAGCATGTCAGCTTTCTTTTAGCACAAACCAATCATGGTTATGGGCAATCCCCCACACCTTCTTTGGTTGGGGATATGTAGTGTACTGGGTTATAATTAAAAAGTTTGGTATTTAAGAATTGTTCCGTGGTAGCTCAGTCGGTAGAGCATCTGACTGTTAATCAGAGTGTCCCTGGTTCGAGTCCAGGCCATGGAGCCAAAATTAGGAGATGAGTATGACTAAACACGAAGAAGTTGAAACTATCCTAGCCAAGATTCACAATACGACTCTTGCTTTAGATAATAGTAAGGGCAAGGGTTGGGCTGAGACATATTGGAATATTACCCAGAATAGGTTGCAGCGCCAGTTGCATTCTAAGCTGTATGAGATCGACAATCCTAAACAGTGGAATCAAGTGTTTAAGGTGACCTATTGATGTTCAAATTGTTATGTAAGCTGAGACTGCATAGGTGGGTCGCTGAGTACCGTCCCAGCCGCTGCGACTACTATCCCTTCCCTATCCTCGTTCGCAAAACCTGCCGGGTCTGCGGGGAGACGGTAACGAAGGAGGGCTAAGTCCTTGATTTTGTTATATAAAAATAATGCTTGACTTATTTGTCTTTTGGTACTACAATGTGTTTATCGTGAATGGTGAGATGGTCTCGCCGCTATATTATGGAGTAAATTTGTATGACTAAGTCCTTTAAGCGTGGCGACAAGCGTAAAGTCGCAATTGAGTTGATTAATGCTTACTCGAAGAGTCCTTCCAAGGAAATTATCGAGAAGATTGCAGCTACCCTTGAAATCAATCAGGGTGCGGCTGCTTCCTACTTCCGGTTCTGTGTCAAGAATGGTATGACCCAGATCACCTCGGATAGCCTTGTGGTCATTAAGACTGCCAAGGCTCCCAAGGCTCCCAAGAAGGCTCTGGAAGCCTCTTCGGGTCCGAAGGCTTCTAAGCCCTCCCCGGATCAGGTCCAGGCGTTCAAGGACGGTCTGGAGCGTGCTCGAGTCCGGGCTGAGCTTAAGGCTTCGGTTGATACCCAGGTCCTGGATAGCCAGGTCGCCTAATAGGGTCGTATCAGGTGCAAAGGGTGGGGGAAACTCCACCCTTTTTGCTTGACTTTTTATCTCTTTTCAGGTACAATAAGTATGTGAAAGAGAGAGTTGTAAGAATGAAGAGTTTCGGAGAGTTTGAACAGGAAAGTTTAGATCATACCCTATTCATATTCGATATCGATGATACTCTATTCAAGACGAATGCTAGAGTGTTCGTTAAGGATCCGAGTGGTAAGGTCATCGACCGACTAAACAATCAAGACTTCAATACCCATACGCTCCTTCCCGGACAGAGCTATGAGTTTTCTGAGTTTGAAAATGCTAGTATGTTTGATATGACTTCTCGTCCTATCAAGGCTATGTTGGATAAGGTAAAGCATCTTCAGAAAAAGATTGAGGGCACTGATAGTTTGATTACCTTTATCACTGGTCGTTCTGACTTTGATGATAAAGAAAAGTTCTTGAACGTTTTCCGTAAGAGGAAGATCGATATCGATAAGATCCACGTTCATAGAGTGGGTAATGATCGGGGTCCGGAAACTCTAGCAGTTAAGAAAGCCAAGGTCACTACCATGTATCTCGCTACTGGTAAATACAAGACAGCTGAGATGTATGACGATAGTAAAGAAAACTTAGAAGAGTTCAAAAGCCTTCAGAGTAGTTTTCCTGATGTATCGTTCTCTGCGTTTCAGGTGTTTCATAACGGAACGTCTAAACATTTATAATGCCCCGTTAGCTCATCCGGTAGAGCAACGGTTTTGTAAACCGTAGGTGGTCTGTTCGAGTCGGACACGGGGCACCAACTTTTATTATGGATACCACATGCATATAATGCCAGCCTATTTTACGACAAGCAATTTGAGTCGTCGTAAATCTAAAAAGAAAACGCAGAAGCAATTGAAGGCTGAAGCTGATCATGAGAAGTTTCTGAAGAAGCTTGGATATAAACCTTCTGACCAATATCCTACGTTAGAAGTTCGCCACAAGCATACTACATTAGAAACTAAACAGCTTCTGGCGACTTCTGATTCCATTCCTGGTCACATGGCTAAGAAGGAACCTATGCAGTATTCTGGTAAGCGAGAGCTACTAGGTATTGCTACCATGCACAAGAGCAATATGGTTCCAGTTTTCGCCGACAACAAACAAGTAGCTATCGATATCGCAAGGATGAGACGATGACTGATAAGAATCTACAAGAGGTATTCACTAAGATTTATGACACCAATTATAAATAAAGAGAAGGAACGCATTAAGTATCTCTCAGAGAAGCTTGATGACGTTATCGGAGAGTGCCACAGTAAAGATGACATAATAGCATTGTCCTCTTTGTTTTTGGTATATGCTAGGAAGCTATTAGCCTTCGGAGCATCTGATGAAAAGCTTAGTGATGACTTGATTTTTTATTATATTTCTAATAAGATGTATACAAAACCAAGGACTAAACCTGATGCAAAACTTTAAAGAATTCGCTGAAGCCGCTGAGAAACAAGAGAGCATTGCTATTGAAGTTCTTGGTATGGACAGTCAGTGGAGACGAGTCGGTGGTGGTATCTTTAATAGACCCCAGTCTATTGCTCAGGCATTAGACAGCACCAAGAAACGTTACCCAAAGAATCGTGTTCGCGCTGTAGGTCAGGACACAGGTAAGTTTTATGATATGCTTCCCTAATAATTGAAAGGTAATTCGTAATGAAAAATATTAATATTAAAGCATTCTTGACAGTACTGTGTTTTTGGGTTGGTGTTGGTGCAATAATCGTAACCTTATACACCCTTCCTTCTCAAATTGGTCACATCATGGGCAGGTTTGTCGGTTTCGGTCTTTTGACGGCTGCATTTGTCCTTTATAGCACCTTAATGTATGAGCTTCTTGCTCTTACCAAATTCCGTAAAGATTAACCTATTGTAATCATTAGACATTTTAGTGCTTGACATATTTGTTATTATACGCTAGAATGGTTGTATGATTGAGACTATAGAAGTTCGTAATCCTACTCGTCCTAGTGCTCGCTCTGCGGGCATGCCGGAAACGTATAGGCTTACTGGTGAGATTATTCCCAACCCTAGATGGGCTGGTCCTGATAAAATCGCCATGATGGTTGCTGATAGATACACTCCATTGCGCATCATCCAAAAATCAAACATCATCGGTAAATTCTTTGAACCAAAGATCATAGCTCCAGTCAATCCAGTCAATAAGACTTGGAAGGTCTCTGGTTCGAAGAACAATACCTATGTAGTAACTGCTGATGCTGGTAGGTTTAGTTGTACTTGTGTTGGGTATCAGTTTAGACATGAGTGCAAACACATCAATCAGGTGAAAGCAGCATGAGTAATTATTTGCCATCAACCATATCTTGGATCAAGGAGGACTGGCGCAGTGACAAGTTTCGTTTCTGTATTGAAATACTTGCTTGGGGCATTTCTGTTGGTTGTAGTCTTACAATGGCTCTTACCGTACCCAATCCTCCACTCATTATCATCTATCCTTTTTGGATTATTGGTTGCTCTATGTATGCTTGGGCTTCTTATACTCGGCGTTCTTTCGGTATGCTGGCTAATTATATGCTGCTCGTATCTATTGATTGCGTGGGCTTATCGCGAATTGTATTGAACAATATTACAGGAAACTGAAATGGCAAAGCTGAAAACGAAGTACATGACCTTTGAAAAAAACTTCATTGGTCAAGAGTATCGACTTAAAGATTGCACTAACAGAATTGATGTGATCAATGCACTTAATTGGTACAATTATAATTACAATGTTGTAGATACTGTTAAATGGTTGTATGAATATCTTGACAATCGTAACACAACTAAAGAATATATGGCACGTGTTAAGAAACTTGATCCAGTCTATATTGGTATTACAGCATGCTCTCTTGCGCGCATGAGTAATCTTGGCTGTGACATCGGTCAGTATCATGATACTATTAAGAAGATTGTAGATAACGAACTAGGCAAGCAGGTAGAAGAACCGATTGCTCGAAGTGTAGTTGATATTGTACAAAGAAAAACAAATTATGTGATTGCGCATCTTGAATATCAAATAGATAATTTCATCAATCATGATTATGCTCTATCTGATTTCAAACCTTATGAATATTATAAGAATCAAGATATAGGCAGTGGTGTTGCTTGGGGCATCATCAAGTATTACACTCCTCTTGTTGAAGAGCTTGAAGCTGCTAGAGATGGCAGTGATGATCAATGTGTTGAAGCTTATTACAGCATTGGTAATAAAGCAGTAAAGTCATATATTGATTTCGTTTCTAAGATTGTTGAGAATGCCAAACAGTTTGTCAAAGTCAACAAGGCAGAGAACAAGGCACGTGCTCCTCGTAAGAAAAAGTACAAGTCTGAGACTCAATTAGTTAAGAACCTGAAGTATGCTGTCAGCAATGATCCTCTGAAGCTTGCTAGTATTGACCCGACACTGATCATTGGTGCTCAATCTCTATGGGTATACAATGTCAATTACAAAACTATAACTAATTTTGTGGCCAGTGGTCCTGCTGGGTTGAGTGTCAAAGGCACTACAGTTATCGGGATCGACTCAACAGCATCTATGAAGAAGACTCTCCGTAAGCCTGAAGCGAGTATAAATACTATGCTTACTTCTAGTAAGATCCAGCTGAAGAAGTTTATGGATACTCTAACCACTAAACCAACTGAAGCTAATGGCAGAATAAATATTGATACTATTCTACTGAGGGTAATTAAATGAAGAAGTTCCTATCACTATTGTTAATCGGTGCGATGATTCTATCAACTACAGCCTTTGCTCAGCCTTGGGAGAGCGACACGTATCATAGAAGCAGACATGAAACACGTCCCTTCTGTTATAATGTGGTGAGCTATCAATATGATGCTTGGGGGTATCCTCATAGAATTGTAACACGCAACTGTAACTATATGCATTATCCAGCATATCCTAACATTGTTTATAGCTACCCACCTCGCGAAGATAATTCAACCTCAAATGTTATCGGTGGAGCTATCTTGGGCTTGGGTCTCGGAGCCTTACTTTTTAAGTAATTTAGTTCACAAATAGTTGACTTTTTAACCCATTCAGAGTATCATACTTCTATAAATACCTTTGGAAGATCTCATCTTCCATTGACTCTTACAAAGCTTCAAGTCAATAGATGGCTACGAAAGCGGTATTCAAGTGGATACCACAGACAGAAACAACTAATGATTTTGCATTCCTGGTAAGAGGGGGATGGACCTAGAGATCTGATTTTCGATCTTCTTAGTAGTATAATTGTCGCCTATTGGCATTATACCTCAATCATGTACTAAGAGGCGAGAACATGAGAACAACACAAAACATATACAAGTTCAACACACGATTAATACTACTTGGAATTAGCATTGGTATATTTCTGAGTTTGATAGCAGCTACTGCTGCATATCCACACTATAAAAATAATACAATCATACAAACGAATACTAAGATCATAGAAGTGCCAGTAATTAAAAAAGTTATTATTAAAGTTCCTGTGAATCTAACTCACCATGACAAGAAGCAAATTAATTGTCTTGCGGAGAATGCCTACCATGAAGCTCGCGGCGAACCAAGACGTGGTATCATTGCGGTGAATAACGTGGTACTAAATAGAACGAAGCAAGCGCGAAAGTTCGGTAAAACTGCTTGCGAAGTTATCTATAAGAAAGCTAATAACAACTGTGCGTTCTCTTGGGTGTGTGATGACGCACTAAACAATAAGAAGAATCCCGCAGTCTATCAAGCAGTGTATAAGATTTCAGAAAATGTTTATCTAGAAAATGTATCAGACGTAACAGGTGGAGCTACATACTTTCATGCCGCAACTATTACTCGCAAAGTTTGGCCACATGTCAAAAAGACTACGCGCATCGGCAACCATGTATTCTTCAGAGAAGCATAGTATATAAAGGATCATTAGTTTGGTCCTGTGGTGTAATGGTTAGCATGCGATCCTTATAAGGTCGAAGCACTAGATTGGTGCGTGGTACAGGTTCGAATCCTGTCAGGACTACCAATAAATAACAAAGAGGTATATATGTATAAGATTTATTCAAAAGATAATTGTTCGTATTGTGATGCTGCTAAGAATCTTTTAACAAACAAGAGTATCCCCTTTGTTGAAAGCAAGATAGGTGTTGACATCACTAAAGAAATGTTGTTAGAGATTGTTCCTGGTGCAAGAACAGTTCCTCAGATTTTTCTGTTGACTAGCGATGGTGAACACTATATCGGTGGGTTTAATGAGTTGGTGAATGCATTAAAGGAGAAAGATAATGTCGCTGGAACTACACACTTCCTATCTGAATAATTTGCATAATAATATTTGTTGGGTGCATTTTACAAAGAAGGATGGTACTCTGCGTGGTATGCGTTGTACGCTGCGCTCCAATCTACTTCCTACTCAAACTGATCTTGAAGAACACACTCAGCGCAAGCAAACAACAGAATCTATTGCTGTTTGGGACTTAGAAGTTAAGGGCTGGCGCTCATTCCGTACTGATAGTGTGATTGATTTTAAGGTTCTTGAAGAAACTATATGAGTCGCTTGAGAGAAATTATTGCTAAATGGATTGTCATGAATATAGCATGGCGTATTTCCCAAAAAGCAGTTTATGTTTTATGTCTTGATGTTGCAAGACTGTACTATGAATCTATTGAAATGAAAGAGGATACTGATGAGCAACTTTGACCTAATGGAAAGAAATGAAGTAAACAAAGATTCCAAGGGTGGTACTGAACTGTTACAAGAACGTTTGTATGGTGGTGACATTCCTAGAGAATTGCTTGAGAAGGTACAGATTGTATTCTCACGCGCACGCGATCTAGACCCTGATAAGAAGAAGATCTATTACTGCCATGATCTTCCGGAAGACCCAGAGTCCTCACGTCTAAGTGATCCTATGTATCGTAAGAAGTTTGACAAATTTGTTTTTGTATCAAACTGGCAAATGGAAAAGTATAATGAAGTTCGTGGTGTAGAATATAACAGGTCTACTGTTGTTAAGAACTCTATTGTTCCTATCGATACCACTAAGCGCACCAAGAGTGATAAGATCCGTTTGATCTATCATACTACACCACATCGTGGACTACAGCTATTAGTGCCAGCCTTTATTGAATTATGCAAGAGACATGATGATATTACTCTTGATGTTTACTCATCATTTAAAATTTATGGTTGGGAACAGCGTGACGAACAGTATCAAGAGCTGTTTGATATTTGCCGCAATCATCCAAATATTAAGTATCATGGTACAGTGTCTAATGATGAAATTAGAGAAGCTCTTCTCAGTGCTGACATCTTTGCTTATCCTAGCATCTGGAAAGAAACTTCTTGCTTGAGTCTTATTGAAGCAATGTCTGCTGGTCTGCTATGCATTCATCCCAATCTGGCAGCACTATCAGAAACTTCAATGGGTCTCACATGGATGTATCAGTGGAATGAAGATGCTAATGCTCACGCTGGTGGGTTTATGCAAGTGCTACATCAGGGCATTGAAGTTATGCGTAATCAGCGTGAAGCAATCGAGGCAGACTTAAAGCTACAGAAGATTCAAGTTGATCGTGTTCATGGCTGGAATAATAAAGCAAATGAGTGGAAGGCACTTTTAGAATCCATAACAAAATGAGAGAGGATCAGCAAGTGCAGAAAAAAGATAACGAAGAAACTTCCAAGATCATTATATTTCCTAAGATCAATAAAAGAGTTTTAGATAGTGTCGGTAGTACAGTTCAAGAATTAGAAGAAAAGGTTATATCAAACAAAATCAAATTTGTTGATAAAACATCGTTGGAGTTAGTCGAGGACTTGTTCTTTAAGTTATCTATGATGGGGTTTGCCTTAGATGATGATATATATGAGAGAGACAATGTTCTTGTCTCTGAAGCTGTGAAGTCTGTTATGCTTAAGTCTATGGGAATACACCATGATTTACAGATTGCAGCAGAAGAGCTTATTGAGCTTGATGACGACGAGATTGAAATTGATTAAATACTTGACTTATTTGCCCAATAGGGTATAATGTATGCTGGAAACATTTAGGATTATCTAAAGTGATTATCGTCGATCTAAACCAAGTAATGATCTCTACTCTGATGATGCAGATAGGGAACCATAAGAACATCAAACTAGAAGAAGATCTCGTACGACACATGGTACTAAACTCTCTTCGCGCACATAAGGTAAAGTTCTCCGCTGAGTATGGCGAGATGGTCATTGCTTGCGATGACAAGAACTACTGGCGCAAGCAAGTGTTTCCTTATTATAAGGCTAATCGTAAGAAGGAACGTGAAGCTTCTGAGCTTGACTGGAACACACTGTTTGAGTCACTGAATAGGATTCGTCAGGAACTCAAGGACTATTTCCCTTACAAGGTTATTCAGATTGAACATGCTGAAGCTGACGATATCATTGCTGTGTTAGTCAAGGAATACAATCATCTTGGTAAGCTTCTAATTCTATCTGGTGATAAAGACTTCGGTCAGCTACAGAAGTATCCTAATGTCACACAGTACAGCCCTGTGCTTAAGAAGTATATCAGCTGTACTAATCCTGATCTATTCCTGAAGGAACATATCCTTAAGGGTGACTCGAGTGATGGTATCCCTAACTTCTTGTCCGAGGACAATGTGTTTGTTATGGGTATCCGTCAGTCACCTGTAACCTCTAAGAGACTTGCTGGTTGGATCCTACAGGAGCCTGAGCAGTTTTGTAATGAAGCTATGCTCCGTAACTATAAGCGCAACCAGAGGCTTATTGATCTTGAGTTCGTGCCTGATGATATTAAGACACAGACACTAGAACAATACAATACGCAGATCAAGGATCGTAGCAAGCTTTTTAACTATTTCATTCAATATCAATTAAAGAACTTGATGGAACACATCAATGAATTCTAAGGAGAGTATACAATGCAACTAGGTGTAGCTGAAATCTTTCAAAAGATCTCTGATGAGAAGGATGGTAAGAAGCGCAAAGAGATGCTTGCTAGCCAGATTAAGAATCAGGGTGTGATTACTATGCTTAAGTATGCATTCTGTCCCACTATTAAGTTCAATCTACCTGAAGGCAGTCCACCATTTAAGCCCTGCCAGTTTGGCGACCAGCAGTCTATGTTGTATGGTAGCCTTCGTAAGATGTATCTATTCATTGGTGAAGGCAATCCAGCTGTCACTAAGAACAAGCGTGAACTTCTTTTTGTAAATATGCTAGAATCCCTTGATCCTGAGGACGCAAAGCTTCTCCTCGCGGTTAAGGACAAGAAGATGCCTTACAAGGGTATCACCAAGAAGCTTGTAACAGAAACATTTCCGGGACTAATCGAAGACAATGGGTAAGACTAATAAGACTAATAAATATAAAGATGATGACGAAGAAGAAATCGGTTATGATCCTTCTGAGTATCGTAATCGTAAGAAAGAAAAAAGAATCTCCAACGTATTAAAGAGCAAAAACATCGATGAGCTTATCAGCCTTACCGATGATGATGAAGAATTTTAACAAAGGAACCTATGATCGTGAGCAATGATAGACTGAATGATGCTTGGGGATATATGTTGTGTTTGGACCTGAGTAAGTGCGACAAGTGGACCATCAGCAACGAACAGCATATTAAGAACTTTATCGACTATCTTG